TCCTTGCCAGCGATGAACGGAGCCTGTGCTCCGCCGAGGATACGCGCCCACCTGAGATGCAGGTCCCGGTAGTCGCTCTTACTCAAGGGATGGATATGCCCCACCTGAGGCGTGGGGCTCAGTCGAAAAAAGGTACGCGCTTTTTCCCGTCTTCGGCGTTCTCNTCGTCTTCTTTCTTTTCCGGCTTTTCCTTGTNCTCGTCGTCCTTGTCTTCATCTCCGGTAGCACCGGGGAGCATCGCATAGCCTTCCCGCCGCTCACCGACAGGCATATTGTACTTCTCCTGGAAGTACCGGCCGTCCACCTCGTAGCGGTCGGCAACAGCCGTCTCAAAGGCCAGCTGCTGCTCCGGCGTGTAACTGACGGCCTCGTCCCATTCGAACGACAGTCCGCCCACGGGGAATCCGTGGCGCAGCATGCGGGGAAGGAGCTGGCAGTTGACCATGTCGCGTATCATGTCCCTGTCACCGCGCACGATGTTCTCGAAGACCTTCAGGTGCGTCTGTGACTGGGAGAGCGACGAGCCGTCCTCTATGGTCATGGTCTGGCCGATGATGAGTTTGGACAGTTCGCTGTTGGCCCTGTCGATACGGCGGTCATACACGTTGAAGGCATCTCCCCGGGTGTTCTCCACCACGTCGATGTCCGTTCCTTCCTGGAAGACACCCCAGAGCGCTGCACCCATGGTGTCCATCATCTTCTCGATCTTGGAGATCTCCTTGTCGTCACGCGTCGTGGTGTGCGCGATGCGCATGGGCATGCCGAAGATTTCGGCGAAGGAATCCCAGAAACCGAGCGCGTTCTTCTTTGGGATGGTCTGTGTGGCGGCTTTCAGATAGAGTCCCAGNCCGTCGTCTGAACCCGTCTCAATGAGCCAGTCGGTCCACGGTCTGCTCCGGTAGTCGATGCCCGAGTGCCAGTCCTGGCCGATGTCGCTGACCACACGGCCGTATTCCGGGATGACGTGCTTCCGCGGGATGAGCTTCACGCCATCGTAGGCCATCTCGCCGGCGTCACCGATGATGACCTCACCCAGTTCGATGAGCGAGTGNCCCCAGTAGATGGACTCCAGGGCGTAGGCCATCAGTTGGCGGAACCACCTGGCGTTGAGCAGCGCCGTGGCGTCCTCCTGTTCCACGCCATTGACATCGACGAGGCGGTATCCCTGGCTCGTGACGAATCCCACNCGCTGCCCGACGCATCCGGANAGATGNAAGTCGACGTCCACGTCGCGGTAGATGTCGTACAGGCGCATGCGGTTGGGACTGTCGACGTTGATGGCCATCTGCCATGCCTGCCGCCAGTCTTGCAGGTCCTTGCGCGTCAGGGCGTCCGTCATCCGGTGCAGGTCTACGACCATGCGCCGCATCTTCTGCCGGTCCTCGCGCCGGGCCAGGTTAAGGTCGCCGTACTTCGTGTGGAGCACTCGCCGGCCGCTCATGCGGTCCATCATATCTTGAAGAATTCCCATATCGATTACCAGTTATAATGTTGTCTTTCCTGTGAGCCGAAGGAGATGACGCCGAAGGTCTCTCCCNCCGAGTCGACGGCCAGCGGCAGGTCAGGCACTATCTTGCCCGACTCCACGCCCTCCAGCCACTTGACGGCGCGCTCATAACGCTCCTTGCGTATCTCGCTGCCCATCTTCTGCGGCATTGACGCCGAGAGGTGATACAGCGCGATGTCGCACGTGCGCATGACGATGAGCCTGTTGCGCTCGTCTCCTTCCGCCGAGAAGATTCTTTCCGTGTCATANTTCGGCCTGAGGTATCCGGAGATTTCCTCCTGGGCCTCGGCCTCCGCATTGGCCCGGTTGTCCTCACTGGCCTGTGACAGGATTTTCAGGGCCTGTTCGCCCACGACCACCTTGTAGTCCTCGTCTGTGATGAATGCCATATCCTTTGCTGTTTTATTTGGTTACAAAAAGGGCCTTCTTCTCGATATCCGCCGTGCGGACGCCCTTGCGGAAACGTCGAGTACGCACCAGATGGCTGACGGTCTGCTTGGCCACTACCCGGAGCTTGCCTCCCATGAGGATGACAAAATATTTCCGGCCGTCACTCTCATGGAGCCTTACGGCCTTCCGCACGGCCTTCCGGTAGCGCCATGCGAAAATCNACTGTCTGATAACCTTAATCATATCCTATCTTATTTATTGTATTACCATACGTTCTTGGGCGAGCGTCGGCGGCCGAACCGCGGACTGAACTGCTTCTGCCGGCTGCTCCGCTGCAGAAACCAGATGGCACCCTCGTCGGCATCGGGCGCGTCGTCATGCGAGTNGCTGCCATGCTCCAGGGCCAGCGTCTGTTCAATACCCACCATCATGTCGGCCGTATCCTTCAGGAGGGCGTTGTAATACACGCAGCCCCTCTCCCAGAGCGGAGAGACGGCCTCGATGCGCTGTATCTTGTCCGGTTTTTTNCGGGCGTCGGGCATGATGGGGAGCATATAGCCTCTGGTCTTGCCCTCGGCCTCAAACTCGTCCAGGATGATGTCCTGCATGAAGTTGGCCTCCATGAAGAAGCGGATGGAGACACCCTCCTCCTGTGCGCGCTCATACAGATTATAGAGCCAGCGCACCATGCCGCTGACCGTATCCTGCCGGACGTAGCAGTCGATGAGGTGCAGCTCCTGTCCTTTCTTGCCCCACAGGCGCGACGCCTTGTAGTCGTTGGACGTCTTCGACTTGAATGACGGGTCAGTGTAGCACACCAGGTCGTCATACCCCTTGAGCGACGGCATCCTCTTGTAGCGTATCCACTCGTGCCGGAAGATGCTGCCGTCCTTGATGGGATTGTGCATCATCTCCTTCTGCCAGGCCCGGTAACCCACGAAACCGGCGTAGGTCTCGGCTTCCTGGCGTGTCCATTTCTCGCGCCATACCGGTTCGCCGTCCTTGTCCACGGCGCATATCTTGGAGACATACACACCCTTGGTGTGTGCGATGTGGTACAGTACGGAGTTCTTGGCGATGAGATTGCCCACCATGATAAAGCGGCCGCGGCCCACGTCAAGGGTACCGAAGAGCGCCTCCTTCACCCAGTCGGTAAGGTCGCCAACGCGTTTCTCGTTACGGCAGAGCTCGTCGTCGTCAAGGTCGTCGATGACGATATAGTCGGGACGCGCCTCCTTATAGCGGAGACCTCGCGGCGACTGTCCGCGTCCGCGGGCGAACCATGCCACGCCGTCCTGTGTGACGAACTCACCGTCCTGCCAGTTGCCCTGGTTCTTCTGNTCNCCGAAATCGGCGATGATCCGNTGGTTGTATTCCAGTTCGGTCTGCAGGTCGGCGAGCAGTTGGGCGGCACTGGCCTCCGACTTGCCGACGATAACGCCCACATTCATGAGCCGGCGTCTCTGGAACATCAGCCACAGGGGTATGAATATGTCGAAATGNGTGGATTTGGCATGTCCTCGGGGCCACATGAACACGGCCTTCAGNTCGGGGGTGGACTTGACCTTCTGCGCTGCNGCATTATGGAAGGGCGCNTTGTGGACGGTCTTGATGACNTCGCCCGTCGTCTTGTCACGCAACGTGAGGAAATGCGGAAAGTAATACTCGCAGAAATCGGGGTAATTNTTCAGGAGACGGTCGATACGCGCCTCCTTNTCCTGAGGGGTCTCCTCGGAGAGTCCCTCAAGCGATGTGAGTGACTGCACGCGCTTGCAGTGCTCCCGCCACTCCTGGTAGATTCTCTTTTTCTCAGCCTGTGATATCATCAGCCTANGGTCTTGCCCATCATCTCNACGATGTATCTGTCCTGNTACTTGTTGATGGCCTTGAGGAGCTCGGGCGTGAGTTCCTTGTCGGTGTGCGAGCGGAACTCNANCCACTTCGAGAAGGCCATGAACACCTCGATGGCATCGACGACATTGGCCTTCTTGTCCAATTTCTCGATGACCGAAGANAGNTTGGAGAGCTTGTCGCCCAGGCCNGCGATGAGCGTCGGGTCTTCCGAAGCGTTGACCTGCTCGATGAGCCTGTCGATGGTCAGCAGGAGTTTGTTGACCAGCTCGGGCCGTGTGATGCTCTTGGCGGCACGCGCCTCCTTCCAGGCGTCCTTNGCGCACCACTTGGAGATGGTCTGACGGCTCACGCCGACCTTATCGGCAATCTCGGTGAGTTCCATGCCGGATAAGTAGAGCGCCCGGCCCAGGGATTTGTTTTTTTCCGTTTCCGTTTTGTTCATCTTATTCTGGAATTTTCCGCAAAGTAACCTTACTTTGGGCGCTTTGCCAAAAAAGTATGCAATCCTTGCACAGATGTGTGCAACCGTTGCACACTTTTTTGGAGGTCTCACGGGAAGCCCTTTATTTTGCGGAAAAATGAAGAAAATGAAGAGAGTACGCATTTCCAACAGCAGACTGAACTCATACGGCACGCGTGTGCTTACCGAGGGAGTCGACACCGGGCAGTATCAGCGCAATCCCGTACTGCTTTATATGCACGAGCGCGGACAGGTCATCGGCATGGTCAAGGACATCCGCGTGGAGGATGACGACATCACCGGCGAACTGGTCTTTGACCAGGCCACGGAGCTGAGCCGGCAGTGCAAGAAGCAGTATGAGTTCGGCTCTCTGCGCATGGTGTCCGCCGGACTTGACGTCCTGGAGACGAGTGAGGAGAAAGAATTTATCGTGGAGGGTCAGACCCGTCCGACGATTACCAGGAGCAAGCTCTTCGAGGTGTCGCTCGTGGACATCGGCGCCAATGACGACGCCATCGTGCTGCAGCGTGACGGAAAGAAGATAGAATTGGGCAAGGGTGGCGACAGCCTCTTGCCGATGTTAAACTTTAAACATACAGAAATGGATTTTCAAAAACTGGCCCTTTCCCTGGGCCTGCCCGAAGGGGCTGACGAGGCCGCCGTCGCAACCCGTATCACCGAGTTGATGAAGGCCGAAAAGAACCAGGCGTCTCTTGTCAAGGAGAACGAGGCGCTTACACTGAGTGCCATCACTGCCGTCGTGGACGGCGCCGTGATGGAAAACCGCATCAGTGCNGACAAGAAGGATCACTTTGTCGAGCTCGGCAAGAAGGTCGGCATGGAAGAACTGAAAAACATCTTCTCGGCCATGTCGCCGCGCGTAAAACTGGCATCCGTGGTCAATCCTCATGATGACGCTTCCGGAGCATCGGCATGGAAGACGCTCTCTGACGTGCCTTCCGACAAGATGATGACGCTGCGTCAGGACGAACCGGAGACGTACCGTCGCCTCTACAAAGCGGAATACGGAATCGACTGCGTAATAGAATAACCCATAAAACCAAAAAGTGAAATGAAAAGAATGTTTGCTATTCTCACGGCCCTGCTGATTAACAGCTTCATGGGCCTGACGTTCGGCATGGTCACGGGTGCGAGCCCGGTGCTCTGTGCCCTGACCGCGAATGCCGTTGCACTGCTTGCCGGCCCGTTCCTGCCGCAAGGCACACTGGCCGCCGGCGTGTTGACCGAGGTGTGGACCGGTGAACTCGTCAAGGCGCTCCGTCAAGGTCTTGACGGCAGTTGGCTCGACGGCGTGCCCGACGCGTCCTCCGTGGTCAACAACGATGTCATCCACCTGGTGGACGTGGGTGTGGACCCCGACGTGCTGATCAACAACACGACGTATCCCATCGACATCCAGGAACTGCCCGACGGCGACATCTCCATCTCGCTGGACAAGTTCCAGACGAAGGTGACCCCCATCACCGACGATGAGCTCTATGCCATCTCCTACGACAAGATGGCCAGGGTGAAGGAGGCGCATGCCAATGCCATCAACGACTCCAAGTTCACCAAGGCCGCCCATGCGCTGTGCGCCGCCAAGAACACGGACACGACGCCCGTGCTCTCCACCACCGGTGACGCAGACAGCGACACCGGACGTAAGAAGATGACCATCTCTGATGTCATCCGCATGAAGGCTGCCCTTGACAAGCTGAAGGTGCCCACCCAGGGCCGCCGCCTGGTGCTCTGTCCGGACCACGTGAATGACCTGCTGGAGACGGCTCAGTCGTTCCGCGAGCAGTATAACATCAANCGTCAGGACGGTACCGTAGGACGTCTCTACGGCTTCGACATCTTCGAATACGGCGCAACGCCGCTGTACACCACCGGCGGAGAGAAGAAAGACGTGGGCGCTACTGCCGNCACCGGTGAGTTCCAGTGCTCGTTCGCCTTCTACGTGCCGCGCGTGTTCAAGGCCACCGGAGCGACGNAGATGTATTACAGCGCCGCCGAAACTGACCCGCAAAACCAGCGCAACCTCATCAACTTCCGCCACATGTTCATCTGCATGCCCAAGAAGGAGGATGCCGGTGTGGTGATGACGAGTGCTTATTCCGCAGAATAACCCTCTTTAGACCGTGAGACTGAAATATCTTGTAATCCACTGTACCGCCACGCGCAAGGGCCGTGAGGTGACCTCCGGCGAGATACGCCGTTGGCACACCTCTCCCGTCAGCAAGGGCGGACTCGGCTGGCGGCAGGTGGGTTACACGGATATGATACATCTGGACGGTGTCGTGGAGCGCCTCGTGCCCAACAACGAGGACATGAAGGTGGACACCTGGGAAATCACCAACGGAGCCCGCGGATACAACGGCGTCAGCCGTCATGTGGTCTACGTCGGCGGTCTCTCGAAAGACGGCAAAAAGCCGGAGGACACCCGTACTCCGGAGCAGAAGGCTGCCCTGGAGCGCTACGTGAAGGACTTCCATGCCCGTTTCCCGTCTGTCCGCATCGTGGGCCATCATGAGTTGAACCCCGCCAAGGACTGCCCGTCGTTTGACGTCAAGGCCTGGCTGAAAGAGATAGAACTATGACAGAGACACTGCTGAACATCTTACAATGGGCTGTCCCGTCGGGTGGCATCGGCGCCGCCGTGGCATGGATAGTCAACCGCGGTGCTCATCAGGCCCGACAGGCCCGCGACGTACACGACACCTACAAGACCATGTATCAGGACATCTCACGTCTGCTGATAGAGACCCGCAAGAAATATGATCAACTACAGGAAACCCTCAGCGAGGTTAAGGAGGAGAATGCCTCTCTCAGGCGTTCTGTCAACCGTCTGGAGCGCTGCATCTCCAAGGCTAAGGCTTGCCGTTATTATGACGATTGCCCTATCCGTGATGAGCTGCGCAACGAAAAGGCAAGCGCTCAACAGGAGCGCCAGCCTCAGGAAAGACAGCGGCGTGGTAGAGACCGAGGTAAGAAAGACGCCGCTCAAGGTGAGTGCGTCGACGACAAGTCTGACGATACCGAAGGACCGGCTTAGCGGTCTGCCCGAAGGAGCGGCCTTCACGTCCCGCCAGGGACAGGCCAGCCTCAGGGTGGAGACGCGCCAAGGCGAGGAAGGCAGTCCGGACACGATATACGTGTATGCCACGTGCGACTCCCTGGAGCTGCAATGCGAGGAGTACTCCCGGCGTATCACATCGCTGAGCCGGCAACTCAGCCAGACATCCCGGGAGACGGTGTCCGAGCGCCGTTCCAACGGCGTTATAACCCGATTGAAATGGTTTCTCGCAGGTCTGTTGTCAGGACCTCTGGCGGCAGCCGCATACAAGATTTTGAAAAAACTTAAAACATAACATCATGGCAAAGACAGGCTATTGCAACGGCAGCGACATGCTGCTTTATGTGGACGGTAAGGCCATCGGCCACTGTACCACCCACACGACGACCTTTAACAGCGAGACCAAGGACCGCGCCGTCAAGCCGGTGGCTTCCGCCGGCATCACTTCCGGACTCTGGAAGGGCAAGGGCGTGACAGGTCTCAGCATCAGCATCTCGNCGGAAGGACTGTGCTTCTACGACGAGACGGAATGCGGCTATCGNGAACTGGTGGCCCTCTGGAAAGCCGGTAAGAGCGTGACCGCACAGTGTATGGAGCGCGAGAACAGCGACACTCCGTATCTGAAAGGATCATTCATCATCTCATCNCTGGAGCGCACTGACGCCGCACAGGACGATGCCACCTACAGCGTGAACCTGGAGAATGACGGCGAGCCCGATACGCTCGACGAGACGGCAATCACTGAAAACGNCGCATCATGATAGAGATAAGCATTAACGGCAAGAAATATCCGTGTCGGGCCACCATGGGCGCCATGCTGCGCTTCCATCAGGAGACCGGACGCGAGGTGACGGACATCAAACAGGGCAGCCTGTCGGACCTTTGCGTCTACCTGTGGTGCTGCGTGCAAAGCGCATGCAAGGCCGAGGGTAAGGACTTCGACATGTCGCTTATGGACTTCGCCGACTCGATTCGCCCGGAAGACATGAACGACTGGGCTCAGGCGGTGACGGAACCCTCACAGGGTGCGGCCGGTGACGAAAAAAAAGCAAGTAGGAATTCTTGAACTCTATGGTATCGGATTGGGCTGCATCGGTTTAAGTCACGCGGACTTTTGCCGCTGCAGCCCGTCTGAGTTTGAGGAGATATACCGGCAGTGGGCTGAGATACAGGAAAGTATCTACCAGGGCAATTGGGAAAGGATGCGGCTACTGGCCACCATCACGATACAACCGCATATCAAGAACAAACTCACGGCGGAACGG